ATCGTCTCGTAAAACAGACTACCTGGTGGCTGAGTTTCTGACGAAGTACGTGTCGAGCGACACGGCTCCTGCCTCTTTGAGGCGCTCTCGTGCCATTGAGAAGTGGCTTGAGATGGAGCTCGTGAATGAGAGGACCAATTGGAGGTTATTAACATCTCCAGGCGAACTAGAAATCTCGCCCGGAGTAACCTTCGAAAGGTTTAATCATAAGTGTCGTGATATCGTTAGAGATATCATTGGTGACACCGCCCCGATTGATGCCCTTATTGGGGCATTCTCCGGGGGTGCATCAACAAGTCGTAAACGTACTGCCAGCCATCCAGCTGGTAAGTACCTCGGGAAAGCACATGCCACTCCTCGCGCATTAGAACTCTTCCTCTCATTTTGGGAAGAAGAAATTCCATTGTGGTTTGGAGAACGAGACAAAATCTCAATAGAGACTGTCTCAGGTAACGTGATGTTCACCGTTCCTAAGAAGACGGATATTGATCGGGTTGCCTGTAAGGAACCCGATATCAATATGTTCGTTCAGAAGGGAATAGGCACTTATTTTAGACAGTGTCTGTTACGTCACCGCATAAACCTCAATGATCAGTCAATAAACTCATCATTGGCTCGGATTGGGTCAGTTACCGGCGAACTAGCTACTCTTGATTTATCAAGTGCTAGCGACTCCGTCACGACTTCCCTCGTCGCAGAAATGCTACCCGAGTGTTGGTACACCCTCCTGGACTCTTTAAGGAGTCCAGTCACCATCATTGATGGTGAGGAACACGTCAACGAGATGTTCTCTTCAATGGGCAACGGATTCACGTTTGAGCTGGAGAGCTTGCTCTTCTATGCAATAACGCGGACCGTATGCTATTTTGGAGGCATCAAGGGTATCGTAAGCGTCTATGGTGACGACATTATTTGTCCCACAAACGCCGTTAGACCTCTGATTGAGACTCTTTCATTTTATGGTTTCTCAGTTAATATTGAGAAGTCACACTATGAAGGTTCTTTTAGAGAATCTTGCGGTGGTCATTATTACGATGGCTACGATATAACTCCTTTCTATCTTAAGGGTCCAGTCTTGCGATTGGTTGACCTTATCGATGTAGCGAATAAGCTACGGAGATGGGCCATAATGAGACCCGATTCATGTTTGCTTGACCCTTCGGTCGAGCCAATATGGTTTTGGTTACGCTCATTAATTCCTTTCGATCTTAGGGGTGGTGTAGATACCACATTCAAATACCAGCTAGTGTCAAAGGACACTCCTATGCGGCGTCTCGTTCCAGAGACGTCTCAAAGGAAGACTGGATTGGGTGGGTATCTCCATTGGAGTAATTCCAC